CTTTGCACGTTGTAAAGTTCTTGGAGCAAACGTACTGCGTGGTCCTAAGCAGATTCCTTGGGATGGTAAGTTGCAGTATGACTACCAACTCTGGATTGACTCGGATATCGTCTTTGACACAAATAAGTTCTGGCAACTTTGTGATCTTGCCTTCCCTGCTGATGGAGAAGAGAAAGAGATCGTTGCTGGATGGTATGCTACAGAGGATGGCACGACTACCTCAGTAGCACATTGGTTGGAAGAAGATGACTTCCGCAACAATGGTGGAGTGATGAATCATGAAACTGTTGAGTCAATCTCGAAACGTCGCAAACCATTCACCGTGGACTACACAGGTTTTGGATGGGTATTGATCAAGAAGGGCGTCTTTGAGAATCTTGAGTATCCTTGGTTTGCTCCTAAGATGCAAGTCTTTGAATCAGGTGCTGTTCAAGATATGTGCGGAGAAGACGTATCATTCTGTCTTGATGCCAAGGAAGAGGGTTATGACATCTGGTGCGACCCTCGGATTCGTGTTGGTCACGAAAAAACTCGTATTATCTGACCGCGTTGCTCGGTACAAATCACAAGGAGATTAATTATGGCAGCTATGAAAGGTGGCGGTTACATTGTAGGTAAACCGAAAAAAACTCGTCAAGGAGATGGGAAGCACACTAAATTGTCCGCGACCTCTCGTAATGGAGCAAAGAAAAGGTATAAAGGACAAGGTAAATAGATAGTAAGACTTGTGAAGTTTTTCTATGGCTTGTTTGATTGCTAATCTTCCATCTCAGGAAGTATGGGTTCGTAAGGAATATCTTACTGATCATCAAAGTGGACACGGTGAATTCGTAAAGGGCGTCTGGGTATCGGTTAAATCGATCCCTGGGCGTGCTTTTTATTTTGAGACGTATTTACCTGAATATGCGGCAATGTATGATAAATTGCCAATTAGTGCTTTTGTATCTGAACCAAAGAAACCAGAACCTGATCTAACATTACATAACTTGCAGTTTTGGAACTGTATGGACTATGGTGTAACTGTAGTTCAGAAGCAGTTTATCGGTTCAATGCATTATGAAGTGTATACACGCGATTTTGGAACACAAACCGGAACTTATATCTGTACAATTGATAACTATCACCAAGATCCTGACGCAATTGACTATGCGACCAGTGAAAACCCGTCAGAACACAAGTCACATAACCTAATTGAACTTGATAATGGTCAATTCTGCCTCTATCCTAACAACAGGACTCGCATTTTTGACAATTCATTAACTCCAGAAACACCAAAAATTCCAGATTTCAAGGTTTCGACCGTTTATTATCAAGTTGAGAACGGTCATGACCGCGATGGACTTGGAAATGATGAGAATTATTTCTGGAAAACAGCGAAAGAACGTAAAAATAACGAAAATTTACCCGAATTTTAGAAAAATGACCGATTTTTTAGACAATCTGGGCAACCATCAGCACCAAAAGATGCTCCGTGAGATCGCAAACGACGATAAAACGCCAAAAAAACGCGATTCTTTAAAGGAAACTGAGATTTTTGACAATGAAGAGGAATTTACAGTCCTTCCTTCCCAAACTTTGAATGAATTTTGATTTATACCTTAATAAATAAGATATAATCGCTGCATTTTTGTGCCTCTAGAAAGGATAAGTCAAGGTTTTAAAGACGTTAGCATGTCATTTCTGAGTAACCCTCTGAATGACGACTTAATTGCGCTTAAAAATGAGCAAGCAATTGCTCGTTCAATTAGAAATATCGTCTTTACCTTTCCTGGAGAAAAGTTTTTTGACGAATCTTTCGGATCAAACGTTTCTAGATCACTTTTTCAAAATATTGACGATCTCTCTGCTGAAACAATGAAGGATCAGATTGAGGAATCAATCAATCGCTTTGAACGAAGAGTTAAATTGAGAAAAGTCAAAGTAACACCTGATTTTAATAATAACGCATATGATGCAGTCGTAATTTATGATATCGTTGGGATTGATGTTCCAGCACAAGAATTAGAATTTGTTTTGCAAGCAACTAGGTAACAATGCCACTAGTCAATTTTTCAAATCTGGACTTTAACCAGATTAAAACCACTCTTAGAGACTATCTACAATCAAATTCTAGTTTTACCGACTATGATTTTGAAGGGTCTAACCTTTCTACGATTTTAGATGTCCTGGCATACAATACCTATATTACTTCATACAACGCAAACATGATTGCGAATGAGGTATTCATTGATAGCGCGACTTTAAGAGAAAATGTCGTAGCATTAGCAAGAAACATCGGATATGTACCACGCTCCAGAAAGGCAGCCAGAGCGACTATATCGTTCTTTGTCGATGCTTCCGATATAACACCTCCCCCAGTCTCTATAACCCTTAAGAAGGGTCCTGTAGCAGCATCTTCGGCTGCTTTCGGTAACTCATCCTTTGTATTCTCAATTTTAGATGATGTTACTGTTCCTGTTCTTGATGGGGTAGCAACATTTAACGATTTACCAATCTATGAAGGCACTGTATTAACCACAGAATTTACATTTAGTTCTAGAAATCCAAATCAAAGATTTATTCTAAGTAATATTGGTATTGATACTGACCTTTTATCTGTCACGGTAAAAGCAAACGAACAATCAACACAATCAGTTAAATATTCTCTTCAAGATAGTCTGTTCAGTGTAAAATCAGATTCTAAAGTTTATTATATTCAAGAAATTGAAGATGAGAGATATGAACTTTTCTTTGGAGATGATGTTTTTGGTCAAGCACTTGAAGAAGGCAACTTTATTAGCGCAAGTTATATTGTAAGTAGTGGAGACAGTGCAAACGGAGTTAATAACTTCTCTTTCTCTGGCAAATTAACATATACAAGAAACTCTACCGAATATACGGTCACAGATGGCATCTCCTTTGTCTCAACAGGTCTTAATGCATCTGGTGGAGAGAGTATTGAGACAATTTCTTCAGTAAAAAAATACGCTCCTCGTATTTACTCATCTCAAAACAGAGCATTGACTGCTGATGACTATGAAACTTTAGTTCCATCGAAAATTTATCCAGAAACTGAGTCAATTTCAGTATTTGGTGGTGAAGACTTAATTCCACCACAATATGGAAAAGTTTTTATCAGCATCAAACCTAGATTTGGTGATTTCTTACCAAACCTTGTAAAACAGAACATTAAGAATCGTCTTAAGAAATATGCAGTTGCTGGAATTGTTCCAGAAATTTTAGATCTGAAATATTTGTATCTGGAAGTTGATTCCAAAATTTATTACAACTCAAATCTAGCACCAAGTTCAGCATATGTCTCCAGCACAGTTCAAGACAATGCTAACAAGTATTCTGAGTCAACAGAACTGAATAGATATGGTGCTAGATTTAAATATAGTAAATTTTTGAAAATTATTGATGATAGTCATGAATCAGTAACCTCTAATATCACGAATATTCAAATGAGACGTGATTTGAGAGTTGTTACCAATACTTTTGCCGAATATCAAATTGGTTTTGGTAATGAATTCCATATCAAGAGAATGAGTGGCTATAATATCAAATCTACAGCATTCAGAATTGCTGGAAATCCAAATAGTGTATATTTGGGGGATTTGCCAAATACAAATAGAATTGATGGATCATTATTCTTCTTTACAGTTCCATCTGTCAATTCTACAACCCCAACAATCCTTAGAAGAAACGTCGGGACGATTAATTACAAGAAAGGTGTTATAACAATCAATCCCGTCAATATTTTGGCAGGAAAAATCAAAGATGGACAACCAATCATTGAGATTTCTGCTTCTCCAGCATCAAATGATGTTGTTGGATTACAGGATCTTTATTTACAACTAGATATTAGTAATAGTACGTTTGATACGGTGGTGGATAGTATATCTTCTGGTCTTGACCCATCAGCGTCTACCTACATCTCATCCTCTAGTTACGCTAATGGAGCACTTGTCCGTGAGACGGGTGTTCTTGCCACGGTAAATACAGATGGGCTATCGACTAACGTCACTAACAGAACTATAGCAACAACCACCACTACAACCACTACCAGTGCTACTGGAACAACAACTACTACAACTACCACTCCTTCATCTACCGGAAGCAGTGGAAGTGCCTCTGGTGGAGGTCAATCTGGATCAGGCGGCGGATCTGGTTCATCCGGCGGCGGATCATCCTACTCTTACTAAGAACGTAAAATCATAAAATGGCAGAAAAGAGAATTCAGTTTAACAACGTAGTTCAGAACCAAGTTCCTGCGTATGTAAGGGAAGAGTTTCCTCGTGTTGTAGAGTTTTTAAAGCAATACTATATTGCTCAAGAGTATAAAGGTGGTCCTGTTGATTTAATTCAAAATATTGATCAATATTTAAAATTAGATGAGTCAACTAATTTAACAGAATCTGTAATCTTAGGATCTGATATTGAAATTGCCGATTCTACAATTTCCGTTGATCTTACAAAGTCTCCAACAGGAACAACTGGATTCCCAGATTCTTACGGATTGATTAAAATTGATGATGAAATTATTTCATATACAGGCAAAACCTCATCATCATTTACTGGATGTATAAGAGGTTTTGTTGGAGTTTCTTCTTACAAGGATAAAACAAAACCAGAACAACTTGTATTTGAAGAATCCGAAGCAGATGCTCATGTTGATGGAGCAACTATAACAAACTTAAGTGTTCTATTTTTAAAAGAATTTCTTACAAAAATAAAATATCAATTAACACCAGGATTTAATAATAGAACTTTTACTGAAAATCTCAATCAAAACGTCTTTATTAAACAGTCAAAGGATTTTTATCTCAGTAAAGGAACGGATAGGTCTTTTGAGATTTTATTTAAAGCACTTTATGATGAAGATGTAACAATAGTAAGACCAAGAGATTTCCTTCTTACGCCATCCAACGCAGATTATAGAATTGTTAATGATCTTGTTGTTGAACCTGTAGAAGGAGATCCTGTAAATCTTCAAGAAGCTGTCCTAAGACAAGACCCTTACAAAGATATATTTACGAAAGCGTATGCTCCTATCACTGCAGTTGAGAAGGTAAACGTTGGTGCAGGGGAGACCTATTACAAACTGAGTATTGACTCTGGATATTCTAGAGACATTGGTGTTGATGGTGCTTTATATGGTCAATTCTTTGCTCACCCAAAAACAAAAGTAATTGGGCAAGTTGCTGCCGGTTCAACAATCATTGATGTTGACTCAACAGTAGGATTCCCTACGGGTGGTGAGTTGTACGTAAACTATGTAAATCAAACTGTTGGAGTTGTATCTTTTAAGTCAAAATCTTTAACACAATTCTACGATTGCTCAAACATCACTCTGGCAATTGCTGATAAGTCCAATATCGGTATTAACACATATGCATATGGGGCATCTTTCTTAGATTCAGATGAAGAAATTAAAGTCAGAGTAAATCATGTATTGAGTAATCTGTCTATTGATGATACAAGATATTTGGCAAAAGATGATGAATTAAAAATTAAAACCTTAGGATCTAATGCGACAGATGCTATCTCAAAAAATTGGTTATATAATGTTTCTTCAGTATATGAAGTAAAGAGTTTAGAATTAATTGATTTATCTGACCTTACATATTCAGTAACTTTAAAAACTGATCATTATTTTAAAGTTGGTGATACTATTACAGTTATTGAAGGTGCATCTGAAAAAGGTTCTATAATTATTTCTATTACTGCTGCTGACACAATCACTATTAGAGGTCAGGGGCAATTAGACACAAATTCTTCTTTTACAATCAGAAGAAATATTCTCAAAGGAAATTCTGATGTATTAAGATCAGCAAATAATTATTCTGCCAACGTTCAAAACGTATATGTTGGTTCTGTTCAATCTAGAACGAAGCAGGAAAAACTTTTAGTATCATCACCATCTATTCCTTTTTATAATGCTCAACCCATAGAGACAACTGATGGTTCTATCACTTTCTCTGGCACGTTTATTGCGGATGAAACTCAATTACAAATAACCACAGTTACAGATCATGGTTTTTATAGTGGAGATGCTGTTTACTATATTCCAGAGAAAGCATCTGAGAAGTTTATCAACGAATCTGGAGAGGTAGATGAAAGGACTGTTGTAAGTTCTTCTATTTTTGCTGAAGGTCTTTATTTTGTAAGGAGAGTTAGTTCTACAACAATTCAACTTGCGAAGAGTAGAACTGATATCTTTAACTC